TCCTTTTGGGAATCGTTGTACTTATTCTCGAAATCGGCTTTCTGGGATTGAAGGGATTTAATCGTCGCGCCCGCGTTCTCCAGTCGCGTCGCCATGTCCGCGCCCTCCGCCCCCAATAGATCGAGGGTGTTACCGAGCAAGCCCTCTAATTGGTTCACCCGATCCTCGGCTCGCCCGATCTCCGTGAAGCGACCCTTGATCGCCTCGACGATCTCCGGCGCGTTCTCCAGCCCGGAATCGGCGATCGCTTTCAATGCCTTACTCCATTCCATAAGCGTTTCGTGTAGTGAGTTTCACGCTACATAATACGCTCTTTCCCGCGCGGCTCGGCTAATTCCCTCCTGCGCCGCTGTAATCGGACTATCGCCCGATCGATGTCGCGGATCTCCTTGAGGCGCTCCACCTCTTTCCGGTAGCGATCGTTCTCCTCCGGTTCCAGTCGAACGCTCTCGTAATGCCCCTTGATCGATTCGCGGTAGAATTTCCCCCGGCTCCCAGCCCGTAAAAAATCCCGCACCGTTTCCCCCGGCACGGGATAGTAGTCGTAAGTGTTCCCGCCTTTAAAGGTCAGGCGCAGGAGTCGAGAAGCCGCGTTATAGGCGACAAGTTCGAGGCAGGAGGAGTCGATCTCGTGGACGGTGAACATAAAAGATGGACGTGAACGATGTGCGCGGTCTCGAAGTATTCCGGCTCCTCGCGCTTTTTATTTTCTAGCGATCGGCGATCGCCCGCGTAGATCGGGTATCCATCCCTCATCAAAACGTATAAAGGCTCGTTCATGAATTTTTAACACTCGCGCTGGATCAATATTAGAATTCCCCCCGTTCCGGATACAGGGGGGAAAATGTATTGTTTCGGGGTCGTTTACAGGTCGCTCGCGGTGATATCGGCGGAGAGGAGGCGATCGATCAGTTGCGGTTTGTTGCCTTTGTCGGAGAGGTTACGGGCGCGGAGAAGCTTGCGGAGCTGGACGATCGTTTTGACTTCGAGGAGTTGTTTCACGTCGGCGATCGGGGCGTGTCCGTTGCCGTTGGTTTCGGGAGTGGCAAAATTTTGCCCGTCGTCGCCATCGATGTCGATTAAGTCTTCGGTGATTTCTTGAATTAAATCGGTGAGGGGGGAGGCGGTCACGTCGATCGTCGCTTCGTCGGTCACGAGGGTGTCGATAACGCGCTCTGTCTTGGTGGGCGCGGGCGGTTCCGGTTCGGGGTCAACGGAGGCGGGAAGTTCGGCGCGGGGGGAGTCGAAGAGGGAGTCGATCGCCGCTTTGAAGGTGTCGATTTCCGAGGCGCTGATGTGGTAGATCATCGTCAGGGCGGTACGGACTTGCTCGATGGCGCTTTCGGCGGCGGCTTCGGCGGAACCGAGTTGCTGTAAATGATTTTCGAGGGACAAGTTCTGGGCGCGGAGTTCTTCGACTCTTAAGAGTAGCGCCTCGATCTCTAGGGCGTTCGCGTTGACGGTGGACTGAATTTCTTGGATTTTGCCGGAAAATAACATGGTTGCGTTTCCTCTAAATGCTGGAGTAGTTCTCGGGTTCTGGTCAGGAGGCGATCCGTTTCGTCGATCGCCTCGCGCAATTCTTCGATAAGGCGGATGTTCATGGGGCGGGCAGTTTACCGACTTGCCGGGGTCGAGGGATTAGCGGAGTTTGTTTAGAAGCTCGGTTCTCGGGTTGGGGTTCGGGGCGATCGGTTTACGGTTGTAGAGATCGATCGTTGGGGCGATGAGCGCGAAATAGAAGCTGAACACGATGGCGGTGGGAAGTAAGACTTTCATGATTAGCGGCGTTCGTGGCGTTTCTTGATTTTCCGGGCGGTGGTTTCGAGTTCCGCGAGCGAGCGATCGGTGGCTTCCATCGCGTCGAATAGTTTTTTGGTGTCTTCCTCGAAGCTGTAGAAGCCCTGTACGGTTTCTTCCGCTTGAGTGTCGGTGGGGTCGGTATAGGTGCGTTGGATCGCGTCTAGGAAAAGGATTAGCTGTTCGTCAGCTTTAGGCTTCTTCTTCATGGTTGCAATTCCTTCGGGCGCGGTGTGGTGCGTTGAGCGCCCCTGTGATTAAAAATATAACGTTAATACTTTAACGTGTCAACACATTAAAGAAAATATTTTCTTCTCCGTCCGCGTGAATCGGCTAAAAGCGAAAAGCGGACGAACCTCGCCCGCTTCACTTCTTCCACTTCCCGATCGCCTCACCTCTCTTTCACGATGTCCTCGATCGCCATTTCTTTTCCCGCCAATTTAGAGGCTAGCTCCCTGAGCTTGAAAAGCGTGTCGATCTGCGCCCGATCTAAAAAGCCTTTTCGGGCGGTAGACAGCGTTCGCTTATCTATGCCCGTTTCCTCGTGCGCTTTCTGGATTGTAAGCTCGGACTCTTTCGGCCAATACTCCGATAGATCGACGTATCTAGTCACTTTTGTCTTATCCATAATGTCTCTCGAATTCTAGTTTACTAACGATCGAGCGTCTACGCTTCGATGCGTTAAGTGTGAAATGTGTTACACGCTATTCTGTATTATTACGTTGACACGCTAAAACGTCAACGTATACAATAGGACAAGAGAAAAGGCGGATCGCCTCAGAAACGTCACCCGCCTTTCCTCTTTGCAAACTTCACCGGGGATTTTAGCCCCGATATAGACATGATAGACCACACGATCGAACCCGTCGATTCCGAAGAAGAAGCCCTCATCGCCCACCTCGATCGCCTAGAGGCTAAAATTCGCTCTCAACACGAGAAAGAAGAGCGGATCTACGTGGAAAGCGATTACACCTTCGAGATCGACGAGGCGGAAGGAATTTCCGGGCATTACCGCGTCTGGCACGGACACCGACACATCGGCAGTTTCTGGCGCGTCCCCGGCGGCGAGGGCTGGACGGCTCACCCCTACTACCGTAAGGGCATTATCGGCGGCGCGATCAAACCCGAATCGCGGGTCTGTCGCGACCATCACGAGGCGATCCGCGTGATCCGCCGCGCCTATCTCGGTTAATTAAAACCCCCCTTATAGAAGGGGGGATCACCTGTCAACAATTACCTAGAAAAATTATGACTCAAATGATTCTGCCCGTTGAAGTTCGCGACGAATTAAAAATCGATTCTCAAGGTCGCGCCTACGCTTCCCTTCGCGGGGTCGCCCGACTTGCGGGGATCGTTCCCTCTACCCTCTCGGAAAGTGTTCGGAATAAAGAATCGAAGCTCGCCCGAAAGCTTGCGGAGGGCGGCTTTCAAGATGTTCGGAATTCCGAGGAAACCGGGATTATCGATCTAGCGATCGCTCTAATTATCGAATACTACTCTTTCGATGCCGGTCAGCGTTGTACCGAGGAAGCCCGGAAAACTTATCGCGCCTTCGCCGCCATCGGGATTCGCTCTTGGATACACCGGGAACTCGGCTACAACCCCGCCAACAACATCGAACCCACCGTCCCCGTCTGGGTCGTCGAGAACTTCGAGGAGGCGTGGAAACGTCTCACCGCCCTAGAGGACGATCGCCGGAAACACGACAAGCGGATCGAGAAGCTGGAGGAGATTATCGACGAGGCGGATCAACTGTGGTTGACCTTCCCCGCGCCCGAATCGAAGATCATGCCCGTCAGTACCCGATCGAGATGCCTCCTGCTCGTTCACCACGCCTGCATCAAGTACCGGATGTCGATCGCCAAGATCTGGGACGAGGCTTACGCCTTTTTCAAGTTCCGCGCCGCTTTCGACGCGAGAGCGCGGGCTAAAAATAGCGGGCGCTCCCCGCTCGACGAGATCGAGGAGTGCGGCTTGATCGACGCTTTCTACGCTTGCCTGTACGAGCGTTTCGCCGATCGTCAGGTTAAATAGGAGGTAGAAGCCATGAAAGTAGAGCGAAATTCCCGAAACGTCCGAATCCTCGCGAACCTGTTATTTCTCAACGAGAAACTACTCGATCGCGCGCTAGAGGAGCCGCCCAGTCTAGAACTACTGGAGGCGCTATCCGACCTCGGAACCGTCTGTCTCCAGTTGGCGAGATCGATCGAGTCCTAGTCACGCGACCGTCACGTAAAACCGTCCCACCGCTTTTCGGCGGTGGGATTTTTATCGACTATTTGACTTTCAGCCCGCAGAAACGGCGATCGATATCACCCGCCCCTCTCCTTAACGCTCAATCCTAGAATCGCGGGAAGGATACTCGATCGCCGCTCTAGATTAGTTTTTCTCAGGACGCGGCAAACGATATTTCTCGCGGTCGCCCCGTCGAGATTCAGTCGGGCCGCTATTTCCTCGTTCGTCTCGTCCAAGCACATATAAAAACAAACATCGCGCTCGCGATCGCTTAAAGGCAAAAACCGGGAATCGGTTTTCAACGCGCTTTTAATTCTCTCGATCACCCTGTCGGAATGGATCTCTATTTCCATAATCGTCGGATCTCTCCCGATCTCGGTTCCGTAGCGCCGCTTGAATATTTTCCGCGCTTCCAGTCTAAGCGCCTCGTGCCGCCTCGCGTACTCGTGTTCCGTTATCTTCAGTCGCTCTAGCGTTCTTCCCCTAGAAATCCCGTCTAATCGGTCGCGGGCGATCTCCCGGAGCGGTTCGTCCAGTTCCGACAGGAACGCCTCTAGCTCTTCCTCCCCGTCTCCTTCTTCGATCGATCTCGGGTCGATAAAAGCGGCGATAAATCGGCTCGGGATAAAATCTCTATTTTCTAGTGCCTCCTCGAACCGATCGAGGCTGTAGAACCGGAACTTTTTCCCCGATCGCCGGGTCGCGGAAGGCAGCTTCCCTAAATAGGTGAGCATTCTTCCCCGAATGCAGGGTATCGCGTAGGTGGAAAACTCGCCTTTCTCGCTATCGTAACGAGCGATCGCTTTCAAGAGAGCGAGAGCGCCCTCTTGAAAAAGATCTTCCTCGATCGGTCGGCGCGCTAGGGATTTGAAGAAGCGGTTAATTACGAAAATAATTAAGCCCGTGTTCGACTCGAAATCGGGGGGTTCCGTTGTTTTCACCGCGTTGATTCTCCTCGCCTACTAATCGGCTACCGCGTCCTTCAACTTCTTACCCGGCGTGAAAACCGGAACCGTCGCCGCGGGAATGACGATCGCCTCGCCGGTTCTAGGGTTCCTGCCCGATCGCTCTTCCCGGCGCTTCGTCGCGAACGTCCCGAAACCCACTAAAATCACGTCGCCGCCGCCGGCTAACTCGTCCGAGATAACCTCTAAAATCGCGTTCAGGTATTTCTCCGCGGTTTTCCGGGTTCCCCCCTCGACGCTCTCGGCTACGGCTCTCACCAATTCCTGTTTGTTCATGGGGTCTCCAAAATCCTTCGATCCCACTAAATACCACGGGCGCGCGGGAGAGCGACGATTTTTCCGCTCTAGCGGTGTCCCTTCGGTCGTCCCCGCTCGCGGTGATAGACCCGCGCCGGATCGAAGTGGAAACCGCAACGGGTGCAGTGATAGAGTTTCCTCGCCCGACGCGATCGCCCGCCGCATTTCGGGCAGTCCGACGCGCCCGTCTCTTTTTCTCTCTCTATCGCCCGCTGTAGGCTTCCCCGCAAGGCTCTCAGACGGCGATAGTAGGTGATCGCCGCGATCCCCTCCCGCGCGATCGTCTCCGCCGCCGTCGCGCCGCGGGCGATATCTAGGGCTATCTCCCGCGATCGGGGTTCGAGCGACTCGATCGCCATCTCCAGATCGATCGCCCCGTAGGGATCGTTCAGCGTCCGCGGATCGGCGAATAGCGGAAGGATCGCCCGGTTCGGGATTCCCTCGTCGTCCGCCTCGTACATCTCCAGTAGGCGATCGAGGCTGGCGAATCGGACTTCTTCGGTTCGATGCCGGACGAGCTTCAGTTTATCGCGGAGGTAGTGGAGGATCTCGCCGCGGATGTAGGGGACGGCGAAGGAGGAGAACTTTACCCGTCCGTCGTAGCGATCGATCGCCTTGAGGAGTCCGATACACCCCTCCTGAAAGAGATCCTTCCCCTCCTCGGTGTTCAGCCAGGTCGGGAAAGTCCGGTGCAGGACGTGGCGCACCAGCCCGATATTACTCTCGAAATCCATCCCCGCCTCCCGTGGCAAAATTTTGGCACTACGGTCGCCACACCGGAACCGGCGCGCGTTCCAGCCCCGCCGATCGCTCGAAGGGAGCCACCCCGTAATTCGGTTCCCGATCGGCTTTTTTCAACTCCTCCAGTCCCGCCGCCCGGAAAGAGCGAATCCAATCCTCGCGCACGAGTCCGAGGTCGAAATACTTCCGCTTCACCGGGACGATAAAACAGCGATCCTGGTAGTGGATCGGCGGACGGGTAGCCCCGATCTCGTACATATTCCCGTTCCGGGCCGCGCAGAAAGAACAGTTATGGGCGAGGAAGCCGTTCGCGAAGTATTGGGGCAACCCCGACACCGAGAGATTGTAGACGGTTATCGGCTCGGTCTCGTCGCGCTCCGATCGCTGTACCTCGCTCCATCCCGGTTCCCCGGCGCCGCGGAGAAAATCGGTTCGCAAGATCTCCCAGGCGATCGACCATCCTCTTTGGGTGAAAAGCTGATGATCCGCCGTGCATTCCACCCAGCGGCCGCCCGCCTTCAGTCGCACCAATATTCCCTCGTACTCCCGCTTAGAAACCGAGTAGACGGTTTTATACCCCCCTAGCGTCAGCACCTCGTCACCGCCTTTTATCTCCTCGATCGCCCTCTCCCCGCCCGGAACCCGTACCCTCGTCCCCGCGGGAAAACAGACCCTAGAATCCGCGGTCGCCATCCACTGCACCCACTCCACCCCGTTATCGCGAAAAGCCTTCTCCGTCGCCGCGTTGGAGGCCGATAGCGACGCGGTGCGGGCGATAATCTCGGCCCGCGTTTTCGTCACTTCCAGCGATTTCCGCAGTTCCCCCGCCACTTTCGCCACGCCCCAACCCTGAATCAATCCCTGCTCGATAATCCCCGACGCGCGACCCGCGAACTCGTCGCCGTACTTGGCGAGATAGCGCGTCTGTTCCTCGGCCGCGTATTTCAGCGCCTCGATCGGGATCGTCGCCGTACTCCGAACGAAATCCTCCCCGGATAGTTGCAGGAGGCGATCGCCCAGTTCTATCCCCGTCGCGTCGGCGATTCTTAGCAGTTCCTCGAAATCGCGGCTGAAATCCCCCCCGGCGACGTTTAATAGGTCTTTAAGCTCGTTTAACAGCAGTAACTTTCGCTGGTAAGCCACCAGCGACCCGTTGCTCTGATAGTTCGGGTACTTGCGCCGTAATTCGTCCTCTAGTTCGGCATAGGCTCTCGCGAGGGCGCGGCGGATACGATCGGCTATCCGCGATTCGGAACCGTCGAGAACGGCGTTAAACCGCTCCACTAGCGATTGATGTTCGGGTGAGGTCATTTTCTAAAAGGAAGCCTTCGGGTAGAACCCGCCCGAGTCCCTCGGAATCGTGGCCGGTCGATTTCAAATAGTAATGCCAGCCGAGAAACGAATCGTATAAACCGCCGGTGACGCGGAAATCCGATCCGTAACCCGGCAGTTTAACCCTGTCGCCGATGTCGTAAACCGGGGAGAGAATATTCTTCAGCGAGTCCATAACAAAGAAAGCGGGACTAGCCCGCTCGATCCGATTTGCTGTAGGAGGGAGGAGTGAATCACCGAAACGCGCGCTACTCCTCTTCGTCGGGGTCTTCGGTATCATCCCCCTCGGGTCGCGTTAATTCCAGTCCCGGTGGACGGTACTCGCGGTCTCGCCACTCGTTACCCGGAATAACCGTCGGCTTCGGGGGCGATTGTAGGTCGGGATTCGTCAGGGCGCTACGGGTCATAAAAACTCCGTTTGAATAAAGGTTTATCGGCTAGGGTTCAAATCGCGGGTGTAGCGGGTTATTCGGTCGGTTCCGGTTCCGCGGGCGCGTCGGGAATCACCGCCGCGATCTGGCCGGGCAGGGCGGCGAGACGTTCCGCCCCGGCGCTCAGTTTCGCGTCGATCCGATCGAGCGCCTCGGTCGCGGTCGCGTTGTCGGCTAGGGATTCCTTGAGGGAGCGCACCTCGGCGAGAACCTCCGCCCCCTGCGCCACCTCGGTCTCGATCGCGCCCTTCACGGAGTCGAGCGCCGCGGTCAGGGAATCCACTTTCGACTCGATCGCCGTCGTCTTTTCTAGGATCTGGTTCATAATCGTCCTGTTCTTTTGGAAGTAATCGAGGATCTCCCCGATCAGTGTTTCGATGAGCATCGTGTAACGGGCAATCCGTTCTACATAAACCTATCACGCCGGGGCGTTATCGGCTCCGATTAGCGAGGGAAGTCCGGCCCGCGTTTTCTCCGCCTCCAATTTGGCGATGCCGGCGATCTCGGTTTCCGTCTCGCGTTGCATCAGTTCTATCTCCGCGTCCGGGTCGGAGATGCCGATCGCCATCATCGCCCCCGTTCTCGATCGCAGTTTGGATTGATACTCGACGATCGCCTGATTTCGTTCCTCCGGCAGAGCTTTTCCGGTGGTCAGGTTAAGTTCGACGACGCAGGAGTATTCCTTCAGCGACGGGCGATTGTAGAGATCGGCGAGTAAGATCTGCACCGTCTGGAAAATCGCCTTTAAAGACGACTCGACGATCCCCGCGTACCCCTGCAATCGCACCTCGAAATCTCCCTTGATCGTCTCGCGGCTCCGTCCCGACAGCGACCCGTCCCCCGCGGTCAGTAGGTGTCCCAACCCGATCGACAACCAGAACGCCTCGTAATCGATCGCCAGCGAACCCCCGAATACCCCCGCGTCGATCGGCTGTTCGGTGATCAGCGAGGGGGTGGTGTAGCTCGACGGGTTATCGGGGTCGCCGAGGGGCATTCCCTGTACGTACGTCACCTGTCGCGGACCGAAAGTGAGCGGGCGATCGGAGGGGACGAACTTTCGCCCGTTGGGCTGATTGGGATCGGTGACGAACTCCCCCGGAAGTTGCGCGTTAATCAGCACCCGGCTCAAGAATCCTCCCGCGTCCACGTTCACGTCCTTAATCGTCAGAACTTTATTGATCGAGTTCTGCCCCTGTTTCGCCGACGGGGTAATAACGCTTTTCCCGCGCATCTCGAAGATCGGCAGTCTCCCGCCGTAGTCCACCTCCCTCGGCTCGTTGCTGTCCTGAATTCTCGTTTTTCCGTTTTCCAGTAGGGTATAGGTCTCGCTCGCCCGATCTCCCGTCGAGCCTCCCTCGGGCGGGTCGTAATCGTAGCGCGCCTCGTACAGGAAGCCGTCCGCGTCGCGTTCCGTCGCCACGCTCCCGATCGCCGGGCAGTGCAGGATCATCCGGCGGTAGGGTTCCGGGTCGTTCGCCACCCGAGCGGGTCGATAGAGACGGAGATAGCCGCGCCCGGTCACGAGCAGTTGCGTTACCGCCCCGGCGATCGGGTCGCCGCGCCCGGACTCGATCGCCCGCTCTTTCTGGTAGTCCCACCACTTCTGTAAAAATTCTTCCTCCGCGTCGATCGCTCTTTTCTGGGCGTCGGTTAGGGTTTCCATCGGCTTATCGGCCGATAGGTAAAAGTTAAACGGTTGTCCCACGAGCGCCGCGACGTAGTGATCGATCGCTTCCCCGATGACGTTGTGGGAGTGGAATACCTCCTCCAGAGATCTCATCACGGTTCTCGCGTCCGGGTGATCCGCCGGGGGTTTCGGCCCCGTCCAGAATTGAAAGGTATCGCCGGAGTAATAATCCCAGTTCTCTTTGGCGGACTCGTAGGGGAGATCGCCGTGGTGGGCGGACTCGTATTTCTGCATATCGGCTCCGGGGTCGGGACGATTTAATTATCGAGAACGATCGCGTTCATCGTTTCAAATTTCCGATCTTTGCTCTTGGCCCGAACCGCGGCGTGGTAAACCTGATGTCCGGCGACCACCTCGTACTTCTCGAAGCCCACTTTTCGCAGAATAACCGGCTTGAGGTTGTCCCCGGTTCCGAGAATACTACGCGCCTGTTTTTCGAGCGGCTTCGTATCGGCTTTCACCTTCGTCGAGATCATCGAGATGTCGATTTTCGCGGCCTCCCCGGTCGCGTTGTTGGGGATCTTCACGTCCGCGAATAGTTTGAGTTGGGTTCGCGCCGCTTTCGGATCGCGAACGAAATAGCCGTTCACCGTCTCGATCTCCGGGTTCAATTCTTTAGCTCGTTTGGAGGCGAGGAATTCCCTCTCGCCGGAGATCAGGCGGTATTTCTCGAAACCGACCTTTTCCACGACCACGGGATTGAGGATATCGGCTTTTCCGTCGGCGATATCCCTCGCCAGCGACTCGATCTCCGGGGTAACTTTCCCCCGCGCCCCCTCTATTGTCGGGATGTCGTATTTCTCGAAAGCGACCCGATCTCCCATTCTCTCGACGTTGCTCGTACCCCATTTCGGATCGATCGCCCCCGGCGACTCTCCTTTAAGGGTGTCGCTCAACCCGTACTCGCCGCCCGCCGCCCGCTTCTCCGCCATCATCTGTCGCCGGGTCGCGCCGTCTTTCTCCATATAGCCCTTCTTGTTCTTCTTCCACCCCTGACTCGCCATCTCTCCCTCCCCGGCTAAATTTTGCCGCTACACCAACAGGTATTTATAGTCCGTCCCCCCCGGGATAAACCCGAAGGCCGGTAGACCGTCTTTAAGAATCGGCTTCGGTTCGCCGTCGTTCCCTTTTTCCGCCAGATACAGGAACGCCTCGCAGGCGATCGGGTTGGCGCGGGGGAATTTCTCGTTACTCCAGCACACCGGCAGGAGATCGGCGTAATTCCGCGCCTTCGGGATCGTCACCCCCGATTGCTTCCTCTGCGCCCCGAACTCGATGTAGTGATACATCTGGCTCGAATCGATCTCTTTCGGTAGTTTGTCCGCGAAAAACAACCTCCAGTCGTTAATATCGAACTCCTCGATATCGTTATCGTGACAGTGGTTGATCCAGTCCTGCATATTGGGGAAAGTTCTCGGGTAGGTCTCGCGAAAAGGCTTCCAGAAGTCCGATCGCCTCGCCTGACCGCCCCGGTAAATTTCCATCCCCGCGCGGGCGATCGCCCCCTCGCACCGCTCCCCGAAATCCTCCCAATCGGCTGGAAGATTCCGCTTCATCGCTTTTTTAATTAATTCCTCGCCGATCGCCGCCCGTTCGCGCGGTCCCATCGCGTCGCGTTGCTTGTAGGAGAGATGCAGGTATTCCAACCACACCCCCTCGACTCCCAGTTCGGCGAGGCGATCGAAGAAGGTTTCCGGGTCTTTAATCCAGTCGGGATGTAAGGGGTTCGCGCCCACCACCACACGATGACCGAACCTTGTTAGCTTGTCTACAAGCTCGAACCGGCTCTCGATCGACGGAGCCTGCCGCTCGATAACCTTTCGCGTCTCGTCGCTATCGTGAGTGATCGAGACGTACCAGACGCTAGGGGGAAGGAATTTTAACGCGTCGTCGATTCCCGTGCCACCGCGGGTCTGGATGGCGATCCCGATGCCCTCGTCGGTCAGGAGCTTCATGATCGGGAGCATCTCGCGGTAGTTCGATCGACTGAAGGGATCGACTTTATTGCTGATCAGCACCGGGTAGCCCAGCGATAGCAGTTGAGCCTCTAAAGCCAGGCGATCGTGTCGGTTTTTAATCAATCTGACCGTTCCCGCGGGGTCGAATTTTCGCTTTTTATTGCCGAGGTTGCTAAAACAATAGCTACAGTTGTGACTGCAATACGTCCCGCCCATCTCTAGCGGGATACAACTCACGAAAAACTCGCCGTAGTAAGGTTTGATAGTGTCGGCCATTCTTCCCCCGATCGTCCGTCAAACCCATCGTCGGGGAATCGGCTAAAAATTTACAGGGGCGAAATTTTGTCCATCACCACGCGCTAAACGACTTCGACCCCATCGCCGGTAAACCCGCCTCCCAATTGAGCGAGGCTTGCCACGCGAGCGCCCCGGCGACCGCGCCGTCCCCGTGACGTTGCCCCCCGTCGCTTCCCTTCGTCCGTTTATCGGGAATCCGCGGTATTCCGCCCTGCATCACCACCAGTCGGTGATCGTCGAGCAAGTCCGAGCATTTCGGGAGAATAATCTGCCGATCCTCGTGCGCCGCCTTGTATTTCGGGAAAGCCTCCAGATACCAGTTCGCGGTGGGCATCACCTCTAGAATCCGATATTTGCCGTATCTCTGCATCGCCACCTCGGCGAGATACTGACCGTTCCCCCGCGCGTCGTGAGCGCCCCCGACTAACCGCGGCAGGCGATCGCCGATGTGGAAAAGAATCTGCTTCTGTTGCTCGAAAGGGCAATTTCTCAATTCGATCGCCGCGATCGATCGCCGCACCAGATCCGGCCCCTCCTGAAGTACGAGCAAATAGCTCAAGTCTCCAGATCGCCCGAAGTCCATCCCGTAGGAGCTTTTCCAGCGCGGGTTAACGGTTTCTAGTACCGGGTTCAAATTCTCCGAAATCCAGTCTCGCGTTCTTCCCTCCCGATCGGGGTCGGTCGCGAACCCGTCCTTACACGCGAAGCGCAGAACCGGGATAGTGCCATCCATGTTCCGCTCGATCAACAGGCGCGGCAGATAGCAACCGCCGGACTGGTTGGGGATGCAGAATAATTCCTCGTCCGCGCCCTCGCCGTACTGGTCGATCAACTCCTGCCGCCACGCGAGTTCGGCTTTCTTGGAGTATTTCTGTCCGGTTTTGAAACAGATCCGTTTGTAGAGTCCGTCCGCGAGCGCGTCATCCAGCGTGATGCGGTGCAGACTGTAGGGCTTTTTTCCTTTGCGGCAATCCTCCACCAACTCGTAAAAATGATTTTCGACCCCGTTGTGGGTGGAGACGATCCGCACCTGCCCGCCCCACATCAGGAACGCCATCGCCGCTTTAATTAAACCCGGTAGATCGCCGTGGAACGCCGCCTCGTCGAGAATCACGCGCCCCTGACGGCCGCGAAGGTTGGTAGGGCGAGAGGAGAGCGCGACGACGCGGAAACCGCTCGCGTACTGCACCGCGAACGATCGGATCGGTTTATTCCCGTCTTCGATATAAATTTCTTGGAGTTCGTCCGCGACGAGCTTGAAATTCGCCGTCCAGTCGATCACGTCGCGGACGAACTCGCGGGCGATATCTTCCGAGTAACCGAGATAATAAACGTCCATCCCCCGCTCGGAACCCGCGGTCAGCGCCGCATCGGCCGCCTCGGCCCACGTCAGACCGATCCGCCGACTCTTCTCGCAGATCTTGACCGGGGACTTATCGGCCACCCATTTTTTCTGATAAGGCAGTAATACCGCGTCCATCTCTTTCCCCCTCACCCGTTTTCACTATCGGGGGAAAAGCGAGGGACGATCAGCGCCAAAATTTTGCCAAAGCGAATCCGCCCCCGATCGGGTTAAAGCCGACCGCGGGGAGTCGGGGACTAGAAACGCTAACTTTAATCGATCGCTATCGTCACGCGCTCGCGCTTGAGGGAATACACGATCGGCGCTCCGTTGACCTTCTCCGTCCGCGCGTCTAGATAGCCCAGATCGCGCAGAAGCTTCGTGTAGACACGGGCGGTGGTGATATTCAGTTCCGTCCGCGCGACCAACTGTTCGTTGCTTAGTCCGTTTTCCCCCGCGCCCGCGAAGAGTTGCAGAATCCGGTTCGCGGTATTCAGGGTTCGATTGAACGCCGGGGAAATATCGCCGGGCCCGAGAAAATCCTTTTCTTTCGCGGCTTCTAGAATCGCGCGAACCCGAGTCGGGCTATTCATTCTCGCGTGCCTCCCTCGCCTGCCGCTCGCATTCCTCGGCGAGATAGGGATAAGCCTCGGCGATCCCGCTTAAAATCTCTGCCTTTAACATCGATCTGTCTTCTCCTTCTCTCAAAAGCGAATCGTAATTAGTAAGTTCGTGCCGCAAAAAATTAACAATCCGCCGATCGCTCGTTAGTCCCTTTCGCGCGAGAGCGACAGCGACATCGAGAACGATCACCTCCTGTCGGCCGTTTAAATCTCGCGCGCGATCGTAGCTCGGAAACTGACTCCACCAAGCGTCATCCCCGGAGATAGAATCGGCCACGCCTTGAATTTCCCGCGCGAGACATTCCGCGATTTCCAGTATCTCCGAGTTCCAATAACGCCGAAGGCTTTCCGTGTCCCAATCGGCAAGTAATTCGGCCACGCGTTCTAAAGTTAAATTGATAACGTTCATGGCAAAAAAATTACCTCGCGATCCATTTCCCCGTAGCCATCCGAGTAATCATCGGATTTTACAGATCGCAGAACCGAGTGAAACTCCAGCCCTCGAACATTTAAATATTCTTTAATCGTTTTCCCGTAAAATTTAGCGACCTCGATATCCTCGCTTCCGAACAATAATTTGTACTCGCCATCCGGGCGATCCGATCGAACGCCCCGATAAAGCCTCGGAAAAACTCTGCCGTATTTCTCGATCGCCAGAGGTAAAATCTCCAGCATGAATAGATGTCCCTCGCGGCGATAGGTGTGGGGATTAACATTGTTCGCCCCCAAGCGCTGGAAATACTTGCCGATATCGTAGGTATTGCAATATAGTTCGATGTCCTCGGGAACCTCGCTCAGACTCGAAGCCTCGACGATATTTCCCGAATTATTCCGATACCAGTACGTGAAAGGATAGGCGATCTTGGGCTTGTAAGATGTAATCATTTTTCTCGGTGATTTATTTAAATCCCTTTTAGGTAACTAAATAAATGATCGCACTCCCTAAAAGGAATGTCAACAGGGATCGATCGAGAGGTGTACGGACACCGGGAATCGCTAAAACGGCACTTCCCGATCGCGGATCGATCGGGCGATCGCCTCCACCCAGCGATCGGCGATCATCTCCCCCGAAAGCTGGAAAACCACCCAGCCGTGAAGAATCGCCAGATTCAGCTTCTCGAAGTCTTTAATCTGTCCCGCGCCGCCGCTATGCCGTCCGCCCGTCCAGATACCTCCCATCACCTCGATCGCCACCCTCGATCCCGGATGGCAGAAGTCAAAGCGGAAAAGACGACCCGGAATCCCCCTGTACTCCCGCTCCAACGGGATATCCTGACTCCGCTCCCAGAGCGCGAGGAATCTCTCTTCTAAGGCGCTAACGCTTCTCATTCCGCCACCCCCAAGATCTTGCGCCGGATCTCCTCGGCCGCCGTCTCGGATAGGCCGCTAGAACGCGCCGTTTCGGCAACTTCCTCGCTCACCTGTTTGATTTTCTTGCGAACGTCGCTGGAGTGCTTCTTCGTCGCGTTGGCGCTCTTGTTCAGGTTCGCGATCGCGTTCACGAGGCGATCGAGCGATAATTCTTCCACGCCCGCGGGATCGATATCTCGCAACGCGTCCATCAATTTCTGTTGGGCCAGTCGCGAGAGCGCGTCACCCAGCGAGTTCTCGTCGTCGCCGCACACCTCGGCGATCGCCCGCGCCTGTTCGGTCGCGACCCTGAGATCTTCCATCTGCGCTTGAAAATCGCGCGAGTAGCGGTGGATCGAGCTTTTCCCGATCGAGTACCCCCGCTCCTCCAGCCACCCCTCCAGTCCCCGGAAATCCCCGAACGCCCGCTCGATCAGCAGGCGATTGAGTTCACTCCTGATCTCTTCCGGCAGTTCGTCCACTTTCTTGCGCCGCGGCATTTCCCGATCCTCCCCTTACTGTCTCCACGATCGGGGAAAGCCGCCGTCTCTATCAGTGGCAAAATTTTGTCAGTTCCGTTCTAGGCCGCCGCCCGTTTGACCGCCTCCGCGGAGAGGTTAAACTCGCGGGCCACCGCGAAGATCGATCGGGTCTTACTCTCGCCCGATCGCCGCAGATGCTCCAACCGCTCCCGGATCGAGCGATCGCGCGCCCGCTTGTGTAACCCGGCGCACTTGGGGAAATCGATCCACAGTCCGCCGTACTCGAAAGAGAGAATTTCTAATTTGTCTAAACCTATGGCGAGGGCGATCGGGTGATCGGCTCTCGCTTTTTTCGGGATATAGAGCCGCTTTCCCAGCCCCGCCCGGTAGATCCGGGCGATCGCCTCCACGCCGATCGACCCCGCGAGCCGCCACAGCGATTCGGGAAGATCCGCTTCCGTCACCCCGCTCCAGATATCGCTTTCGTTTAGCTCGTCGAGAACGACGTAAATTTCCTCCCGCATTTCCACACCCCGTCCCGAATAAACGCTCTAGTCCCACTATCAGGATTCCCGAGGGGAGCTTTCAGGCGATCTCCCGTGTTAGGAGCGATCGCCCGGTAAATTCACGGAAAGCGGCGGGTTTATCCCCTCGCCCGGAACATATTAAACGGAAGCTTAAAGCCTTCGGGGAGAATGTAGAGCCAGTACATATTCGCTTGATCGACCAATTCGGACTCCGCGGGGAATACCTCGATCGCCGTTCTTTCAGCGCCGAAAAGCTCGTTTTTCACGCGTTGCTTATCGGACCAAGGAATATTTTTTTTCTCGTCGTTCCTTCGGATGCCGACGAAATCCACCTCGCCCCACTCGCAAACGATCTTGTAGTTCTGGACGGAGTAAAGATCGTTCGCCCAAAAATTCACCAAGCCGTTCGGACAGGGAAACCGCGAACCCCGCTCTTTCCGCCACTCGCCCCAATTACCCGATAGTAAAAGCTTTTTCGATTTCCGAGAGAAGTCCCGCCTAGCGGCGCGGCGACTCTGGCGATTTAACGGACTGTCACTGAATTGAACCATGTTTTTACATTCCCCTATTTAAACCCTGCCCCCGATCGGCGACGATCCGCCGCTCGATACCTACAAGACGGACAGAGCGATCCCGTTTCCACTTCCGCGCCGCCTTTCGGGATTTGCAGTAGTGCCGCTCTAAGTAACCGGGACGGTCTCCCCGACTGACCGTCACCACGAAAATCACCTTTGCCCGTCCCCCCGATTTCTTCATCGGCTAACCTCCTACACTCTTCGTATTTCCAGAAAGCGATCGCTAAAAGTACCCGCTTCGGCGACGAAGCGCCATCGTCGAGTCCGAATTTCTCGACGATGTTGCGGAGGTGGGTTTTCACCGTTCCCGCGACGACGAAATGCCGATCGGCTATCTGCTGGTTCGTTAACCCGTCCCGCGCGAGCGCCTCGAAAACCCTCGCCTCGGTTTCGGTTAACCCCTCGCGCGCGCGCCAGTAATTCTCCTCGCTAATCAAAACTCCACCTCCTTGTATCGTTTCCAGAGCGCGACGATCGCCCGTTCCAGTCCCGCGGGAGAGAGCGATCGTACCGCGTGAAGTAACTCCTCCTCGGTCGCCATATCGGCTAGGGACACCTCCGGCGCGGGGGTTTTGTCCCCGTCGAGATAAGCTTGAAACGCCGCGACGATCGAGGTTTTCAATTCCTCGTTCATCGGCGTATCGAGGATTTTCACTACCGCCTTGATATGCTTCAGGGCGGCCGGCGCGTCGAGGGGGGCGAATCGCACCACCGTCGTCGCCGCCCCCTCGGGGTATTGCTGTTCGGTGAGGTACTCGCTCACCGCTTCGTGTACGGACTGAAGCGCGAGAAGCGGCGGGGGGAGAGCCTGAATCCAACTATAGGGAACGCGGCACTTGCGCCCGTCCTCTAACTTCACGTCGGACACCCGGCGGTAGAGCGCGACGATCTGCCCGATCTCTGGGGCGATCGGGCCGCCGTTAACCCGCGCCCGATCGCCCAACGAGAAACCCTCGTACTCCACGAGCGCGAGTTGCTCCGGTCGCAGTTGCGAGGTCTCGCCGTTATCCCAAGCGATATCGACGTAATCACCGTCGCGCGAGACGATCCGCCCGCGCTTGGTTCGCTCCCGATCCCAATCCGGCGACACCCGATCGTCGATCTTGAAGGAACCGATCACCCGCTTGGGCGGGCAGAGGGGATCGAAGGCGGCGGGACGGAGAAGAGAGCGAGCCGCCTCCGGCGGCGCTTCGCTCCCGAATTCCACCGTCTCGCACTTGGGCGCGGGAACGTCGCCGATACCCATCCACGCGACGACGAAGGGATCGATCGATTCCACCACCCCGATCGAGCCGCCGTCGCTCACCCAATCGCCGACCGCGTACTCGCGATCGAGTAATTCCTCCAGCGTCCCCTCGAAAGCGGAATCGTTTTTCCCGTCGTCGCGAAGGACGTGATAGAGCCAACAATCCTGTTTTTCCGCCCATTGAATCCGCGTCACCTCGCCGGTCGTTTTTTCCCGTAAGACGAAACGAACCCTCGCCCCGATCGCCAGCGTCGGCGGTCGCGTGTAGTTCTCCCAGTGGCTCGACTCGCGATAATCCTCGCCCGTCGCCTCCACCCGTAGGAGCGGCCCGTCGATCGCCCGAACGGTGAAAAGGCGATCGGGAACGTCGCGACGAACCACCTCCCGCCCCACCTCGAAAGGAACTTTCCGGATACCGCCCTCGGACGGGGTTTCGGGTTTCGACAGAACACTCTCCACCGCGTCGGCCGCCGCGATAGTCGTCGACTTCTCGGGCTTTTTCCGTTTCTTATCCTCCAGTCCGATAATCTTCAGGTCGCGCCAGAGAACGAAGAAAACCTCGTCCGCGTAATCGTGTTTGACCGCCTGTTTATCCCTGTCGTTCAACTCGATCGCCGCCGGGTAGCAGGTATCGCCGGGCTGGAGGAGATGAGCGACCCCGCGTATCTCGGGGCCGACGTAGCGGTAGAAGATCGACTCCTTCTCGGCTTTCTCGATCTCCCGGAGCGCCCTTTTCGCCCCGTCCACCGATTTATCGAGTTCCTTTCGCAAACTCTCGGACTCGGCCCGCCGCCCGATCGACCCGAAGAAGTCGATCGCCTCCACCACCTTCGCCGCCTTGCGGAGATTCTCCCCGGAACCCAGACCGACGCTCTCGGCGATCAGATCCCGCCCCCGGATCGCGCGCTCGATTTTTAGATCTTCGAGATTCCACGATTTGAGCAATTTCCAAGCGTCCGGCGTGGCGAGGCTCACCAACTGTCCCGCCCGATCGGTCTCGCCCCGCGCCTCAAGGTACTCGATCGCTTTCTCGACGATCGTTCGCTGTCGGCTCTCCCTCACCTCACCCAGCCAACCGGGGATATCTTCGAGTATCCGCGCCTCCCTCACTCTCTGCTCCACGGTTTTAATCCGCGAGGCGTTCTCTAGAATGAGGCGGCGGATCGTCCCCGTCTCGTCCTCGGAAATAATCTCCTCGACGGACAGGGATGCCAGTGCCAAAACTTTGCCGGCCGCGAGGCGACGGTTTCCCGAGACAACGCGGCGACGGCGATCGATCACGATCGGCTTGATCCACCCCGAATCCTTGATCTGCCCCGCGAGCGCGGAGATGTCGCTCACCGAGTAGATCAGGGTATTAAGGGGATGGGGTTGGAGTAGGTCGATCGGCAGTTCCTTCGGCTCCCAGACGGCCCACCTCGCTATCCGTACCCCCATCCACGCCACCCGCGTCGGGAAAAGCCCGCCGGATAACCAATCGCCCCCCGACGCAATCTCCGGGAGCCATAGCTCGGGAAGCGATTCCAACCCGACGAACCCGAGAAGCTCCTCGGTACTGTAGAGCTTATAGGGTAGACGATTCAGGGCGGCGGCGATCTGCTCGTCCTTATCGGCTACCGCCTTCTCGAACCCTTTTCGCGCCGACTCGGAGGTCGAGCCGCCCGCCTTCTCGCGGTACTCCTCCCGCACCGAGAACAGGACGATCAGGTGTTCGGTGAGGCTTTTCTCGTCCGTCACCTCCCGCCGCGCCCGACATTTCTTGCATTCGGCGATCAGGCCTTCTTTGCCGACGTACTCGCTCCACTCGTGTTTACAGTTAGTTTCCACCTTCTAGCCTCCTTATCCGCTCGTTTAACTGCCGTATCTCGCGATCGCGCGCCGCGACCTTATCCCGTAGTTCCTCGTTCTCCCGCCGGAGAGTGCGCATATAATCCTTGAAAAGCGGCGGGATACGGTGCTTATCGAGGTAATCGATCGATCGCTTCAGGTTGGCGATCGTCGCCTCTAACTGTCGCTCTCGGTTCATATCAATCTCCTAGCGTTTTCCGGAAAGTGATCGAGTAACGGGGAACGGGCGCGGGCTTGGCGGCGTGAGCCACCCACGAATCGAAGGCGATAATCGCGCCGTCGCTCAGGTTGTAGGTATTGCCGCCCCAGCGGAAATCCTGAAAGTACCGCTTCTCCCCGAGTAGATCCCGCGGGCAATCGAAGAGGTTGATCATCACCACCGTTCGCTCGCACCCCTTGTCGCGGTGTTCGGAGATCGAGCCGCCGCGGGGGTAGCGATAGGCGAGGATAGAATCGGCCGTCGGGTAGTACCGCTCGCGCAAAATATCGAAAAACGGGTGGATCGCCCGCGCCTCGCGGATCGTCGGGAACGGCTTGTCGTAGTCGGCTATCTCCTTCCCGTACCAAACCATCCGGCGGCAGGTGGGGGAGCCGTTGAAATACTCGTCACGGAAACCTTCCGCGCTCAAAAAACCGATCAGCCAATCCGCCTCGGGGACGGTGAGCGGCGTTAAGTCCTTTAGCGTGTAAGTCGTCGCGATCATCGTTATCGCCCTCCTAGAAGCCAATCGATCGCCTCGCGGTCTACCGCCTTCAAGGAAGGCAGTTTCGCCCCGTAAGCGCTGTAGAAAGCCTTGAAATTTTCGAGAGTGACGCACCACCGCGCCCGCTCGTGTTCGCCGCGTTTAGTCGCGCCCAGATACCCCCAGCGAATCCACAGCTTCACCGTTTGATGGTTGACCCCGAGGGTCTCGGCTAGGGCGCGGGCGTTGAGGGAGTCGAGAGTCGGACGCGTCGATAACCCCAGCGAGAGCGCCTTCGCGGAAACCGCCGAACACGATCGCTTCAATCGTCGGGCGATCGCTTCCGCGGGCAGAACTCCCGCCTGTTTCTCTAGATAGGCGATCTCCTTTTCCGTCCAGCGTCTACAGGCGCGCATTTTTCATACTCTCCTTGACTTTCCCGATTTGAACGCACATCGTTTTCAAAAGTCGGTATCGACTCCAGGCGGCGAATTTAAAAGCCTGAATTTTGAATAGTTGCAATTCCATCTCGCCCCCTAAAAAGGAATATCGTCTTTAGCTAGGGTCGAATCCGTCTTATCGATCGCCTTCTTCACCAGCGAGTCGACATGGTTCACGAAGTCGATCAGTTCCGCGTCCGAGAGTAACTGTCGGCTCTTCTTGCCGTAGCGGGAGAAGCAGATATTCACCGCCTCCGCTTGAGGCAATTGAAGCCGCTTGAGATCGGCGTTATTTTTGGCGATCAGATCCTTGAAATTCACTTCCCCGGTCGCCGGGTTAGCCCCACCCGTCGGGGGTGATGGTTCATCCTTGCGAAAGGGAATATCGGGGAAATATTTCGCCGCGAGTTCCAGCGCCAGATCGTGGCAATCGATATCGCGATCCCACTCGTAGCGCACCTTTTGACCCCCCGCGTAGAGGTTGCAGAAGATCACTTTCTCGTCCCGATCGCTGACTCTCGGCGCGACGATGATCGGGCGATCGATCTTCTCGGCTAGGGATACTTGCAATCCGAGCAGTAATCCCCGCGAGAACAGGGTGTCGATCCCCGATCGCAGGCAGTAAACCGTCCCATCGTCGTCGGTTAGAAGGAAATGTAATTTCTCGCTCACCTCGCCCTTGTAATCCGATTCGCGGATCACCAGTCCGCGGGGAACCCCCTCGATCGCCTGTTCGGTGCAGGGCTTATTTTCGGGCCAACTCCACGCATAGCCCTGACAGTTGTTGATAAACAGAATCTTGTCCCAGAGAGATCCGGGCGCTTTCGTGAACCCCATGTCTATCGCTCCACTCGCGAATTTATACCCCGCGCCCGTTATCGCGGGCGCGGGACGGTTGACCTATCGGTTAAGGCTATAAAGGCCGTTTTTCTTCTCCAACTCCACCAGATACGCCTCGAAGGTATCGATCGCCGCGAACCCAGTCACCGGGCGCAAGGAAAGCGCTCGCGAGGTGGGCTGTAGGAGATCGTCGAGCGCGGCGAAAACGAGCGGGGGGATCTTTAATCCCAGCGTGTCGCTCGCGAAAACGATCTCCACCTTTCCGCCGTACACGATCCGCCAGCTAAAACCGATCACCCGCTCGCACACATCGGGGTATAGATCGGCGAGGCGATCGAGCAATCGAACTAAACGCTGTTTTTGCGGGGTCATAACTTTCCCTCCAATCTGTTTTGAATCGCGGACAGTTTTTCTAGGGCTTGAAGGTACGTTTTCAGTACGGCTTCCAACTCGGTATCGCCCGTCTCGGAAGCGTGGATACATCCGTCGAGAATCGCGCACCGCCAGAAGGTAGGCGGTTGTTCCGCGTAAAAATTCTCGACTTTCACCCGCCACAGGCGATCGACACAACGGGATTTGATAATTGAAGCGAGATAGTAAAATTCTTTTCGGTAGCATTTTTCGTCGATCTCTTTCGGACGGAAAATACTAAAATCCCCTCTCTCGCTAACAATAAAAGAACGATCGTCGCCGGGCTTACAGGCCGAAGGTTCCAGCTCCGCCCACCTTTTAAAAAGTTCGAGCATCGCCCACCCCCAGCGCCTTCAAATAGGCTTTGAGTAGGGCGATCGCCCGCGTTTTTCCCGTCTCGGCAACGTAGGGATCGCGCGGTTGGGAGCCGTCGAAAGGCGCGTGAACGGCGCAGTGCCACCCGGACGCGTTCGAGTTGCACCGGATCAACCAACCCCGCGCCCGAACCCGTTCCTCGATCGCCGCGTTGATCAGGTAGATCCGCTCGAACGCCGCCTGCCGCCCGAGATTGACGATCCTCGCGTCGGCGATCGAAAGCTCGAAAACGTTGTCGAGAAATGTCTTCCGGCACACCTCCGGCTCCTTTTCCGACCATTCCCGCAATAGATCGATCGCGTCGGCCGTTATCGGCTCGATTTCAAACATTCCAGTCCCTCCCATTGTTTCCGCGAAATAACCTCGGGATTCGTTTCCGGCTCGAACCGGAGAATCCACCCGCACCACTGAAAAGCCTCCGCTTTCGATCGGCATCGGAACCGCACCCGGCGGGCTTTCCCGTCCCAACACGCGATCACGAACCACGGGGTATCGACTTCGGCGAGGATCTGCTGTCGCACGCCCACCTACCTCGCCATCGCGATAACGTTGCCCACTCCCGAGAACTCCGGGATGAACGGGCGATCGCCCCACTCTTTCAGCCCGATCGCCCGCTTCTGATTCGATAGGGCGAATTTTTCCACCTCCCCGATCGCCCACGCGATCCGGCGGCAGTTGCGGGCTACCCGCGGATCTCGGTAAATCGCGTTCAGTAGGTCGCCCTCGATCGCTAGAGGAAGTCTTTCCGTCCCCGCCAGTCCGGCGATCAATCTCACGTCGTCTAGCGAGGCGGGAGAGACCTGGGACATATAGCGGAAGCGATCGAAAAAGAGGGGTCGCGCCTGAATCTTGGAGGCGATCCCCGTCATGCCGACGAGGATCACCGGCACGTTCCCCTGATCGTGGAGGGTTCGGATCGTCTCGATCAGGTCGGCCCGATCGACGATCCGCTCCGCCTCGTCGATAAACACGATCCGCTTGGATTGCTGGAGATATTCGATTAAAGTTTCGAGCGCGCCGGCGAAACTCGGGATTTTCTGCCCGGTCGCCGCTTTCAGAATAGAATTAGCGAGGAAACAGGGAGAAGATCCTTTGATAGCCTCGACGTAGATTCCCTTGTGTTCGCGACAGAGATCGCGGATCGCCGAGGTTTTTCCGTAGCCCGGCTCCCCGAAAACGAGTCCCAGCTTTTCGCGACGCTCGGTAACGAGCCACAGTATCCCGGACTCGATCAGTTTGTAGCTAGAAGTTCGGACGGTTATGTCCTTCATAATGGTCGTATCCTTTTTTGATTTGACTCCCCCGTTTGGCGACGGGGGTTTTTATTAGTCGTAAAAGCCGGTAAGAGCGTAAGTTTTCTTCCGGCTAACGGCTTCTTTCTGCGCTTTCGCCGCGGCTGGATAGATCTCTTCCCAGAAAGCAACGAAATCTTCTTCTTCCTCGTTTAGATCACCTCCTTCGAGAACTCGATACTCCAACAGCGATCGGTATCGGCCCGATTGCTCCTGAAATAGCTGTTGGGGGGTTTTGGTCTCGGGAGGTGGCAAAACTTTGCCACTCTCCCGATTTCTAGGCGCGGGTTCCCGCCCCGGTTCCGCGGGCGGAGCCGGGGGGAAGAAGGGATCGATCGCTCTCGTCACGGGGACGCGGGGCGATCGGATCTCGACGTTACCCGCCTTAGAAACTTTCACGAGTTGAGCGGGATCTGACTCCACCATCCGCTTCAACTGCTTGGCCTGCTTGCGCTTGGCCGAAACCTCTTCTTTCGCTAGGCGGTACTCGGTTTTCGCCGCCGCCGCGAGTCGCGCCTGCTGTTCCTCCGAGAGCGGTTCCGCGGCTAGAGCCACGCACAGCATTCTGTCGAGTTCCTCGGAGTCGTACACGTAAATTCGGTTCGGGTCGTCGGGATGCCAGCGACAGTGAACCTCTTTGCCCACCATCCGACCGAGTTCGCCCGCGATGTACCAGCGGTTATTGATCTGGATGCCGCCTTTCTGCACCTTGCGGGATTTCACCGGCAGGATCAGGAAGTCGAGCGCCCGCTCGTCGGCCACCTCGCGCGCTTTCCACCCGGAGCGGATCGCCGTCGCCAGCACCTCGATCGGGCTACGGCCTTCGAGACCTTTACTGCCCTCTAGGTGGGCTTTCTCGCACCAGCGATCGAGCCACTCCTGAAACGCTTCCGGCTCCATCCGCAATCGGAGCGCGTTATCGGCCTCGCGGATCGACTGCCGTTCGGCCACGTTATGCCCGCAATACCCCGGAAGCATCTCGAACTCCCCGTGTTGAAGCGTGCGGAAGAGTCTTTCTATGTGGGGTTTTTGCTGGGGATTGTAGGGGTCACAGCGATTAACCCCGATGTCGAGCGCTCTCAAAAAAAGCTCGACGCGCTCGGAAATATAGTTCTTGCCGTTGTCGGTTTTTACCGCGCCCGGTTTACCCCAGTCGAGGATACAGCGGCGCAGGAGGAGAAGCACCGCTTCCGAGTTCGCCGTGGGATAGATCTGGAACTTGCGGCGACGGGTGAAAACGTCGATCGCCCCCACGAGCGCGAAGCGTTTCTCCTTCCACTCCCCGTCCTCTTGATATTCGAGGATCAGGTCTTGCTTCGTGTCATCGAGTTCCCAGAGTTGATTGGGTTCGGTGATACCCGCGCTCGCCTTGCCGAAAGCGGGGAGAAGCTTGTTCCGCGATTCCGCCTCCGATCGGTACTGAATTAATTTGTGGCGGCACTCTGTAGCGAATCGGGCCAGCCACCGGCGGATCTGCGATAGCGAGGGATAGAAAGGTAATTTCTCGAAAGTCGTTTGTAGCGCTTTAAGGATCTGTTTCGGGTTCCAGCGCCCGCGCCCGGCCGCCACGCACACTTCCAGAGCCTCGCCCACCTCGGGATAGGAATCGATCTCGCCCGATCGGCGGGAAGCCTTCCCGAGGGCGCGCACCCCCTCGGTCTGAAACGCCTTGCGATCCCGACATAATTTCGATCGACTGATCGTGGGAAATAAATCGAAGACCTTCGGGGCGATACTGATTAACTCGCGCTGGTTGTAAAGCTCGCAGAATTGCAGTTCTAGCGCGAGTTGCAACTGCCCCTCGCCGTACTGCTCGCAAAATTGGTCGAACGCTTGCAGGATCTGGAGATTCGCCCACGCCCGTTCCTTATCTACGCCGCCGAATCCCTGTAGGAGCGGGGGATTCTCCAGCGTCTCCCTCGTCGCGTCGCGGACGATCAACGCCGCGCGGGCCGGGGCGGGCAGGGAGTCGATCGAGTATTCCCAACCGCCGCCCCGCCCCTCGCGCGCCCGGCACTTCCAACCCTCGCGATCGGCTTTCTTCCGCAGTCCCGTATAAGAGGTGGGGAGATCGGGCAATCCTAAAAAATCCTGTAGCCTGCACCATTCCGACATGGATTCAACCCGCTTTTAATTCATCGGTTAGATAAAAGTCGATCAGGTCGCCCAGCGAATCGGAGATCGAGTGACAGTGGCGAACCGCTATCCCGAGCAGGATCAGGCGATCGGCCGCCTCGCTCATACTGGTTCCGTCCTCGATCGAGATGCGGTGAAGTTGTCGGGAGACCTCCGGGTGGATTCTTATCGCGTTACCTTTCTCGCGTGCCAAGATCTGTCTCAGGGGCAACTCGGGAAACAGATTCTCCTGATCGACAAGCGCTGGGGCGTACCTTCTAGATCTCGGCATAAGTAGCGAACCGCGGTTTTTGAAGAACGCCTTAAATATATCATTCGTGCATTGAGTTGCACAATAGTTTTCAAAAAACTTATTCGATCTTCCGACCAACCGAAACACCGTGTACACTAAAGCTATCGGTTGTGATCACAGACCATGAAAACTATCGCCACGAAATCGAGAAGCCCGCTACACGATGCCATCACCGCTCCGCCTCGAACCCGTCACGCTAAACTGTGGACGCAGAGAGGGTTGCGGCGACTCGGCGCGATGATTCGGCAAGCTCGGGAACAAAACGGATGGTCGATGGATCAATTGGTTGTTTTAATTCAGACTCACGTGGGCGAGAAGATCGCCAAACGGACGATCAGCAACGTGGAAAATTCGACGGGGTGGCCTACCTACAACACCATCGCCTCGATCGCCGCCCTTCGGTTCGTCAAAGATCCGAGAACGCAGAAACCTTTAACGGAGTACGATTTTATCGATCTAGCCAGCGAGAACTATCCCCTTGAAATGTCTACAATCCCCGAATTGATCGATTTTTCCTGCATCGCCAATAAAGTATCCGAGGGCGAGGTCTCTCGAAAGCTTCAAGAGATGCGCGAGCGGGGACTGGCGAGCTTGGGCGATCGGGAACTAGAAGAGATCCGACGGGGAACGAAATCGCCCACCGACGACGAAATAAGAGTTTTGAGAGAACTATTCGACCCTAACGGCGAGGCGTTTCACGAGTCCGAGTGGCTAAAGGCCGCGTCGATCGCCCTATAGCCCCGCGCGGGCGACAAAAGTAAAACCCAAGCCCGGAAAGGCTTGGGTTTGTCGCTTCAATCGATCGAATAAATCTATTCCACCTGCGCCAGTCCGTAGCGCTCTCCCCGTACCGAGAACAGTACGTCTCGGCTTAAATTTAACTGCCTCGCCGCGGACACGAGTAACCACCTCTGGCTCCAGAATTTGCTCGCGAGTTGAGGGTTCGGAAAATCGAGATTTAGAACTTTTTCCCGATTTCCCTTGCGCTCGATTTCCGCGAACTTCAGCCAGTCGATCGCCAGATCGCACTCGCAAAAATTTAAAAAACTCCGTTTTAACTCCTCGTCGAACACCATGAAGAGATCTGCCCCAGACAGACACGACAGAACAAAGTTACTTATTTACCGACTATTTTCCATCTTAGAGGGAAAAAGCGGTCTGATTGTAATCACACGGGTGTTAACTTCGGAAACCCGCGCCTTACAAGGCGATCGGGGTTTGCTGTCGAGCTTGGAGTTAACTTCGGAACTCTCGGTGTTAACTTCGCAAACCCTATTGGTAGATATGGTTTCGGCGATCGGCGATCGGGGCGAGTGTAATGTTCGATCCCGAAAGTGTAATGTTACAAACGCGAAACATTACACTTTTAAAATCGAACCGAAAAACGCCAGAACCTTCACCACAAAAGAAATTCGGGGCTTACACCCCGAAAAAACACCCCACAAAACTGCAATTGAGAATGACTATCGATAAATTCCGAGCTAACGAGAATCGCCCTCTTCTCGATTCCGCCCGGGCAACCACTTGGGCGTGTACGTCCCCGGAACCGAGCCGTGATAATCCATCAGATTCAATCCGGCCGAGGCGAGAGCGGAAGCCACCGCGATCCAGTCGCCGATCGTGAATTTCTTCTTATCGATCTCCTGCAACTTCGGCGAGATCGCCAGAAACAGCGTCAGGGCGATCCCCCAAAACATTCGGGTAGCGAAGAGATTGATCACCTAGATCACCTCGCAAGCTTTCGCATAATATTTCCGGCGATCGGCGAGTCCGTTGTAGCCGCCGTTAACCCGGCGCGTTACCCGCTCCACGGTCGCACCCCGATCGATCAACGTGTTCATCCCGTTCCGATACCACCAGAATCCAGAAGGAAGAAACAGGTAGTTATCGCGAACGTATCGCCAACCTTCCATGACCCTCGGATCGCCCACGAAATCGGCGAAAGCCTGATAATTCGCACGCCCGGTCATCTGCAACGCGTCCACCCCTTTAAACCGGACCCCGTCACCGGGACGGGTATTGCCGAGGTCGCGCCGTCCCTCGTAAGCCGCGCCGCTTGCCAGTTCTACCATCCAGCGAAGTCCGCCGCTCTCGTGGGCGATCTGGGCTAGAAAGTGGCGAACGCGGGGAACCGTGGTTATCTCGAAACGTTTTAGACAGCGATCGAGTGCTTGGAACTGGCGATCGGAGACCGATCGCCCGAAGATCGCCTCGCACTGATCCTTTCGCACCACGGGAGACTCCACCCCCGCCCCGTCAAAATGCGATCGGAAAGCGTACCAGTTCCAGCGACCTTTTCGGGGTTCGATCCCCTCGAAAAGCCAGTGACCACCCTTCGCCCGAATCCAGTTATACGGAATCGCCTCGCCCGCCCCGACCGGAATCACTAGGAAATCCGCGGGGCGATCGGGACTGGAACTATCGATCGGGTAATTCTTAAGTACGGTATCTCTCGTCGCCTTCAAAACTTTCGCCACGGCATCCCCTCCGACTAGGAAAAAGGGGCATCAAGCCCCAACGCCCATTTATGACCACCCCGATCATCGTCGCCACCCGATCGCTTTTTCAGGGGGCGATTTTTGCTACGCGGGGAGCGGGCGCGCATCCTAGTCCCGGCAACACGGCGAAACCTATACCAGCGAAGCGATCGACCACCCGCACGCATCATTCTGGCAACCCGCCGAAGCCATCGAAAGTGACAAAATTTTGCCACTGACAGCAACGCCTCACGATAGGCGATCGTGAGGGTAAAAGGGGAACCAATCATGTTTAGAGCCAGAAAACAGCCCGTCCAGCGTACTCACCCGTGGGAAGACAGAACGCAAGCGATCGCCGCCATCCTCGCCGCCATCCTGACGATCACCACCGTGATCTTTAACCTCGGGGCGACCCGCAACAAACTCGAAAACTTGGAGAGCGGGCAACGCGAGATCGCCGCGGACGTAAAAAAAATTCAAGAAAACCTATCGACGCAACTTTACAGCCGCGATCAGGCGGAAAAAGATCTCGCCATGCGCGATCGACTTTGGGACGCTCGGTTCGAGGCGATCGAGTCAAAAACTAGCGCGGGTGATCGCAGGTGAATACCTATCTAAATGACAATCACTATTATTAAGGGTTTTAGGTTTACAGAAGTCGAGATCTCAACTTCCGTCACTACAGAAGAGCTTGGAGTTAAGTTAAGAAAAGATTAAGAGACTTCTGAAACCAGCTTGTACCAATACTTCCCGCATAGTCCCGAATAGTCCCGTGACAGATAGTTGGGATCTCACCCTATCTGTAAACCTACACTGTATCGCGTTC